CTTAAACGTACAGTTACTACCGTGGCAACAAGAAGTTTACTCTGATTCTACTAGATTCAAGGTAGTTGCTGCTGGTAGACGTACTGGTAAATCCAGACTTGCGGCATGGATGCTGATTATTAACGCTTTACAGGCCGACAAAGGCCATGTGTTTTACGTAGCGCCTACGCAGGGACAAGCCCGTGACATCATGTGGCAGACCCTCTTAGAGCTAGGACACCCTGTAATTGCAGGAAGCCATATCAACAACCTGCAGATCAGGCTGGTCAACGGGGCCACGATTAGTCTCAAGGGAGCCGACAGGCCAGAGACAATGCGTGGTGTGTCCTTGAAGTTTCTCGTGATGGACGAGTACGCAGACATGAAGCCTGACGTATGGGAGCAGATTCTCCGTCCAGCACTGGCTGACCAAAAGGGTCAGGCGTTGTTCATAGGCACACCTATGGGGCGTAATCACTTTTACGAACTGTACAAATACGCGGAGCTAGGAGACGATGACACCTACAAAGCATGGCACTTTACAAGCTACGACAATCCGATACTGGACTCTAGTGAAATCGACATCGCAAAAAAGTCTATGTCAAGTTATGCGTTTCGTCAAGAATTTATGGCGTCGTTTGAAGCTCGTGGTTCGGAAATGTTCAAGGAAGGTTGGGTTCAGTTCGGTGAAGAACCGGACGTAGGCGATTATTACATTGCTGTTGACCTTGCAGGCTTTGAAGACGTAAACAAAAAACGGACAAAGAACACTAAGCTAGATGAAACCGCAATCGCTGTCGTTAAAGTTAATCCTGATGGCTGGTACGTTGATAACATTATACATGGGCGGTGGGAGCTTAACGAGACTGCCACCAAGATTTTTCAGGCCGTTAGAGACTACAGACCCATCAGCGTTGGTATTGAAAGAGGCATTGCTAAACAAGCTGTAATGTCTCCTCTGACTGATCTAATGAAACGCTACGGGCAGTTCTTTAGAGTTGAGGAGTTGACCCACGGAAACCGAAAAAAGACTGACAGGGTAATGTGGGCGTTACAAGGCAGGTTTGAAAACGGGTACGTTACTTTAAACAAAGGAGAGTGGAACAACAGATTCCTAGATCAACTGTTTCAGTTTCCAGATGTGCTAACACACGACGACTTAGTTGACGCCTTAGCGTACATAGATCAGTTAGCACAGGTAGCGTACGACTACGATTACGAAATAGACGACCATGAAATCTTAGATGTAATAGCAGGATACTAAATGAAAATTTGGCGACCCTTCAATACCTACGGAATATACGCAATCAGTGCTGTAGTGACTTTTACTCTTATCTATAGCCTTGCTGCAATTTAAGGAAAACAAAATGGCAGACGAAATTTACAGCCCAGACCCGCTGATGATCCAAGAGTCCTTGGAAGAGTGGGTAATGAACAAATGCGAGAACTGGCGTGATTACTATGAGTCAAACTACGAAGAAAGATTTGAAGAATACTATAGGTTATGGAGAGGTCAATGGGACTCTAATGACTCTCAAAGAGCGTCTGAACGTTCTAGAATTATCTCTCCTGCGCTTCAGCAGGCTGTAGAGTCTAACGTTGCAGAACTAGAAGAAGCTACGTTTGGACGTGGAAAGTTCTTTGATATTGTAGACGACACTAACGACCAAGAGCGTCAAGACGTTGCGTACTTGAGAAACAAACTCAACGAAGACTTTGAGATGTGCAAAGTACGTAAGGCGGTTGCAGAGTGTCTAATCAACGCCGCTGTGTTTGGTACAGGCATAGGCGAAGTTGTTATAGAAGAAGTAAAAGAAATGGTCCCGGCTACAGAACCAATCATGGGCGGGGATCTACAGGCAGTAGGCGTCAACGTAACTGACCGGATAGCTGTAAAACTAAAGCCTGTGCTACCACAAAACTTTTTGATTGATCCTGTGGCTACTTCTGTAGAAGAGGCTTACGGTGTAGCTATTGACGAGTTTGTAAGCAAGCACAGCGTAGAACTTCTGCAAGAACAAAACATTTACCGTGAGGGTTTAATTGAGTCTGCAGCGGCTGACACAGACTTGGAACCAGACCAAGACTTGACGATTTACAACGACGACAAGGTTAGGCTTACTAAGTACTACGGACTTGTACCCCGTGAGCTTCTTGAAGAAGAAGGCGTAGACGTAGAAGAAGACTCTATGTACGTTGAAGCAATCGTTGTTATTGCTAACGGTGGCACACTCCTGAAAGCTGAAGCTAACCCGTACATGATGAATGATCGGCCCGTAGTTGCGTTTCCTTGGGACATAGTACCCGGAAGGTTCTGGGGCCGTGGTGTATGTGAAAAAGGCTACAACAGCCAGAAGGCGCTTGATACAGAGCTACGGGCGCGTATTGATGCCCTGAGTCTCACCATTCACCCAATGCTTGCTGTGGACGCTACACGGCTTCCTAGAGGGGCTAGACCAGAGGTGCGTCCGGGTAAGATGATCTTAACTAACGGAGATCCTCGTGAAGTACTACAACCGTTTAATTTTGGACAAGTTGGACAAATCACATTCGCACAAGCATCAGCACTCCAACAAATGGTACAGCAAGCTACAGGAGCGGTTGATTCAGCAGGAATTGCTGGCAACGTTAATGGTGAAGCTACTGCCGCTGGTATTTCTATGTCTCTTGGCGCTATCATTAAACGCCACAAGCGGACTCTGATTAACTTCCAGCAGTCTTTCCTGTTGCCTTTTGTTACAAAAGCTGCACACAGGTATATGCAGTTTGACCCTGAGAATTACCCTGTATCAGATTACAAGTTTACGGCTACAAGCACTTTGGGAATTATTGCCAGAGAGTACGAAGTTACTCAGCTAGTTCAGTTGCTGCAAACTATGAAACAAGACAGTCCGTTGTACGGCGTCTTGATCCAAAGCATTATTGACAACATGAACCTGTCAAACCGTGAGCAGTTAATTGCTACTATGCAACAAGCAGCACAGCCTAACCCTGAAGCACAACAAATGGCTATGGCAGCGCAACAAGCACAACTTCAGTTCCAGCAAAGCCAAACAAACGCGCTCAACGGACAGGCTGCAGAGTCAGAAGCACGGGCTGTTAAGATTCAAGTTGAAACAGAACTTGCGCCCCAAGAACTTGAAATTGACCGTATAAACGCTGTTACAAGAAACTTAAGAGAAGGCAACGAAGACGACAAAGAATTTGAACGTCGACTAAAAGTTGCGGATCGTTTGTTGAAAGAAAGGGAAATTGAAGGTAAACAAAATGTTAATGACGCAAACCGAACTGAACAACCTGTTCGACCAAGTGAACCAAGCGTTCAAGGAACAGAAGGACAGGCTCAACGAGTTGCAAGCGCAATTAGACAGCTTGGAGGCGAAGTTTAATGCCAAAGAAAAAAGACCCAAAACTAGCACGAGCGGGAGTAAGCGGGTACAACAAGCCAAAGCGGACGCCTAATCACCCAACCAAGAAGTACGTAGTGGTAGCCAAGGAAGGCGACAAAACCAAGACCATTAGGTTTGGTGATGCTAAAATGACAATCAAAAAAGATCAACCTGCTCGTCGTAAGTCATTCCGTGCTAGGCACAAGTGTGACACAAACAAACCCAGCAAGCTAACAGCAAGATACTGGTCATGTCGGAACTGGTAACTGCTGTGGAGCCAATAAGTTTTATACCTACGCAGTACACAGAGCGGTACGTAACGTACAAAGTATGGGATGGTCAGTTGGTAGAAGGCACAGAAAAAGTAAGAGCCATAACAACGGATGTTACAGTGTACAATCACGATGGTCACGTAACAACAAACGCCAAAGTTTATACAAGTGAGTACTACGCATGAAAGTTCCTGCACCTAAAGGTTACCACTGGATGAAAAGCGGTAACAACTACAAGCTAATGAAGAACCCACCCGGAGGCTACAAACCGCACAAAGGTGCGTCTAAGTCTGCTAACTTTGAAGTTCAAAAAACCCACAAAAAGTAAAGGAAGTAACAATGCCCGGAATGTATACTAAAAAGAAAACAAAAGCTAAAACTCGTTCAATGGCAAAAGCTATTCCTACTGCTGAGTTTAATAAAAAAATAGCAGCAGTAAAAGCTAATCCTTCTTTAACACCAGCTCAAAAGCAAACCAAAATAAATCAAATGAAAAGCGCTAGGATTGCTAGAAAAAGTGCAATGAAGTCGACTTCTAAAAGGAGATAATTATGCCATATCATACGCCGCCTAAAAAGAAAAAGAAAAAGGTTAAGAAGTAATGCCTAAGAAAAAGAAAGCTAACGATGCGTGTGCGCGAAAAGTAAAGGCTCGTTACAAAGTGTGGCCTTCTGCGTATGCGTCCGGTGCTGTAGCTAAGTGCCGAAAGGTTGGCGCTAAGAACTGGGGTAAGAAAAGTGGCCGTAAGAAAAAGTAAAAAAGGAGCCGCACTCAAGAAGTGGTTTAAAGAAGAGTGGGTTGACGTAAAGACCGGGAAGCCTTGTGGTCGCAAGTCTGCCACTAAGTCTAAGCGTCCGTACCCCTCGTGTCGTCCTAAAGCCGTAGCAGCCAAAATGACTAAAGCTGAAAAAGCGTCGTCATCTAGGCGTAAAACAGGCCCAGCTAGGATTAAACACGCAGTAACGGCTTCAGGAAAAAGGCGTAAAAATACCACCAGAAAAAAGACTTGACAACTTAAGTATTCTATGGTATAATATATAGTATATAGAGATAATCTAAATGGACCTCTTAGCATGGATCAAGAAACACAGCAGTACTACGACAATTACTTCAACCTGTTTTCTACTGATGGTTGGAAACAGCTAACTGAAGAACTAAACCAAAATGCTTTAGTGATTAACAGTGTAGAGTCTACTAAGGATGCAAACGATTTGTATATGCGTAAAGGACAACTAAATGTCTTAGCATACATTCTTAATTTAGAATCTACAATTAACTCTAATTACGACGAGCTAACTACAACTAATGATTAAAGTGTTTGATTTCCGTTGTACAAACGGACACGTATTTGAAGATTTTGTAGACAGCACAGTTACAACCACTAGGTGCGGTTGTGGTGCAAACGCTACAAAGATCGTTTCAGCAACACCGTGCATACTCGACGGATCTACTGGTGACTTCCCCGGAAGACACATGAAGTGGGTACGAGAACACGAAGCCGCTGGGCGAAAAGGTCGGGAAGCTCGCCGCGAAGAGAGTCAATCCCAATAATAATAATCTCCATAACCTAAACAGGCGGGGTAAATTTAGTGATGTCAAGAGCGACAATTATTGATGAGCGTCCAGAAGAGGAGCTTGAAACAACAGACCAACTCGACACACAGGATACAATAGAGACTCCTCAAGAAGAGGAACAACCTCAAGAACCTGATATTCCAGAAAAGTACCAAGGTAAATCTGTAGAAGAACTTGTACAGATGCACCAAGAGCTAGAAAAGTTTTCTGGCAAACAGAGTACGGAAGTTGGAGAGTTACGTAAAGTTGTTGATAGCTACATTCAGACAGAACTCACAAATCAACCAGCACCTCAACAACAGCAACAAGAAGACGAAAGTGATGTTGACTTTTTTGTAGATCCGCAGAACGCTGTCAACAGAGCAATAGACAACCACCCTAAGATCAAAGAAGCAGAGGCTTACACTCAACAGTACAGGCAACAGGCTACTCTTGCACAACTACAGTCTTCTCATCCAGAGATGAACGAAATACTGCAAGACCCTAAATTTGCTGATTGGATCAAGGGATCAAAGGTTAGGACTAAACTGTTTGTAGAAGCAGACCAAGGATACGATTACGATGCGGCTGACGAACTTTTTACGCTTTGGAAAGAACGTAATCAAGTGGTTCAGCAAACGGCTCAAGCAGAGAAAGCAGCCCGTAAGAGTGCCGTAAAGTCTGCAAACACAGGCAATGCTCGTGGTACAACAGAAGGATCTCGTAGAAAAGTCTATCGTCGTGCTGACATTATTAAACTTATGAAAACCGACCCAGAGCGTTACAACGCTTTGTCAGATGAAATTCTACAAGCATACGCAGAGGGTCGAGTTAAATAGCCTTAAAGGAGATTTATCGTGGCTACAGCAACTTATCCCGGTGCGGCAGGTAATACCGCCCTAACAGAAGCGGCAACATTTGTACCAGAAATCTGGTCAGATGAAATTATTGCCTCTTATCAAAAGAACTTGAAGATGGCTCCCCTTGTCAAGCGTCTTGCTATGACCGGCAAGAAGGGTGACGTTATTCACATTCCTAAGCCCACTCGTGGTGATGCCAACGCTAAAGCGGCTGATACTGCGGTAACGATCATTGCCAACACAGAGTCAGAGTTGCAGGTTACTATTAACCGGCACTTTGAGTACTCACGTCTGATTGAGGACATCGTAGAGGTACAGGCACTGTCATCTCTGCGTCAGTTCTACACTGAAGACGCTGGCTACGCTCTGGCTGTTCAGGTTGACAATGACCTTCACGCGGCTGGTACTGGTTTTGGTGATGGTGGCGCTGTTGTATTCAGCCCTGCCGCTACTGACTACCAGCACACTGGTTGTTTCTTCAACGACAACGGCACTACCACTCAGTACACTGATGACACTCTGGTAGCTGGTGACAACTTTACGGATGCTTTCTTCCGTGACATGATCCAGAAGATGGATGACAACAATGTACCGATGGAAGGTCGTAACCTGATCGTTCCTCCCGCAACGCGCAAAGCGATTATGGGTATTGATCGTTACGTGTCTTCAGACTTTGTATCTGGTGGCACTGTAAACAGCGGTCTGATCGGCAACCTGTACGGCGTAGACGTTTACGTTTCTGCCAACTGCCGAACGATTGAGGCGGCTGCTGACAACACCTCTGGAACTGCTGACACTCGTGCAGCACTGTTGTTCCACAATGACGCCATTGTTATGGCAGAGCAGTTAGCTGTTCGTTCTCAGACTCAGTACAAGCAAGAGTATTTGTCTACTCTGTACACCGCTGACACCCTCTACGGTGTTCAGGTGTATCGTCCTGAGGCTGGTTTTGTTTTGGCAGTACCTTCTGCCTAATAGAACTACGGGGGCCGCAAGGCCCCCTTTCCTTTTTTCTTGCTAGGAATAACCAATGGCTAACTATACAAAGACAACAGACTTTGCCGCTAAGGATACGCTTCCGGGTGGAGACACCAACAAGGTTATTCGCGGCTCAGAGTTTGAAACAGAATTTGACGCTATATCGACTGCGATTGCCACTAAAGCCGATACAGCAAGCCCTACGTTTACCGGCACAGCTACGTTTGCGACCCTTAATGCAACTACGATTGACCTTGATGGCGGCGCATTAGATAACGTAACTATTGGTGGCACAACACCAGCCGCAGGAAGCTTTAGCTCTTTAACCGCAACTACAGCGGATATTAACGCTGGCACTATCGACAACACAGTTATTGGTGGATCTACACCAGCAGCAGGCACGTTTGCCGCTGTTGCAGGCACTACAGGAACTTTCTCTGGTGCTGTGTCTGGCACAACAGGCACGTTTTCAGACGCTGTTACTGGATCTAACTTAAATATATCTAACTGGGATACAGCGTATAGTTGGGGTGATCACTCTGTTGCAGGTTATCTTACTAGCGTAGGGTTTACAGACATTGATGGTGCTGCCGTTATCACATCATCAGAAACTTTTGCGAGCAACGACACAACCGTACCTACAACAGCTACGATGACTGCAAGAATACTTGCGGCATCACTTGGATCTACGGCATCTCTTGATGATTTGACAGACGTTAATTTAACGCCTGCCGCAACAGAAGGTCAGGTCTTGGTGTTTGATAGCGCCACATCAAAGTTTATTGCAGGTTCATCCGGTGCAGGGCTGGATGGTGGTTTTGCTAACTCAACTTACCTTACGGCTCAGAATTTTAATGGAGGCACTGCATAATCATGGCAAGCATAATCCAAATACGCAGAGATACAGCAGCTAACTGGACTTCTGCTAACCCAACACTGGCTCAAGGCGAGCTAGGTCTTGAGACTGATACTCTCAAGCTAAAGGCGGGTGACGGGTCTACATCGTGGAACTCAGCTAGTTACTTAATTGATACTGGCGATTACGTTACGTCTACCTTTTCAGGTGATGTTGCAATTACTGGATCACTGGCTGGCGACAACATTAAGCTAGACGGCAACGCTATTTCATCCACAGACACCAACGGCAACATTCAGTTGTTTCCTAATGGCACTGGTTATACAGAGCTGTACGGCAACACTAACGCTGGGACAATCCGTTTCAACTGTGAATCAAACAGTCACGGTGTAACTGTACAAGGCCCAGCACACAGTGCGGCGGCAACTTACACGGTTAAGCTACCAGACACATTGGGTCTTACTCAGGCGTCAGGCATTGTTACTACTGACTCTAACGGTGTAGCAACTTTTGATGACGGCATTTCTGAGGAGTACATAGCAGTTACTTCTTCTTCAAACGCTACAACTGTAAACCTTAGAACTGGTACTAACTTTAGCCACACGTTGACAGAAAACACCACGTTCACGTTTAGCAACCCAGCCTCTAGTGGCAAGGTATCTGCGTTTACGTTGAAGATTGTTCAGGACGCTAGCGCATCTGGCTACACGGTTACTTGGCCTTCTTCAGTAGATTGGCCTGCGGCTACAGCACCAACATTAACAGCAACTGCTAATGCTGTTGATTACTTTGTATTCATCACGCATGACGGCGGTACTACCTACTACGGCTTTACAGCAGGGCAGGCACTAGGATGAGTAGATCAGCTTTAAAGGGGATACAAGCCGCCGCTGGTAACGCTGGTGAGGCTGTTTACGTTGATGATGTGTTTTCAACGACCTTATACACTGGCAATTTCGCTAACCAGACTGTTACCAATGGACTTGATCTTGATGGTGAGGGGGGATTGCTGTGGATTAAAAGCCGAGACAATTCTGGAACTGAAGACGATCACCAGCTTTATGACAGTGAACGGCCTCTTGATGGTGGCGCTATGACAGTTCTGGAAAGCAATAGCGAAGACGCCGCCACCACTGGTGAATCAACTATGTATCCGGGAGTTGTGGGGGGTTTTACATCTACAGGGTTTGCCTTAGGTCAAGCAAAGCGGGGTAATGAAAGTAATGTTCCTTACGTTTCTTGGGCATTCCGCAAGGCTCCAAAGTTCTTTGATGTGGTGACGTTTTCTCACACAAACGGATCTTCTACTTCAGTAAGCCATAATTTGGGATGTGAAATTGGGCTTTCTGTAGCAAAACGCACAGATGATACGAGTAACTGGACGGCCCAACATAGATCAGTTACAGGCGCAAATACAGGGGCTAGATTAAACAGCACGATAGCATTTGCAGGTGGAAACGGAGCAAGCAACTTTTTTGAAAACTTCACGACAACAACTGTTGACGTTAGAAGTAATCAACCAACTGGCACTTATGTAGCCTACCTATTCGCCCACAACGATGGCGATGGTGGGTTTGGTGAGGATGGCGATCAGGACATTATTAAGTGTGGGAGTTACACGGGTAATGGTAGCTCTGATGGCCCTGAGATTGACTTAGGTTTTGAGCCGCAGTGGATTTTTCAAAAAGCATCAGACAGAAGTTCAAATTGGTACATCTATGACGCAATGAGAGGGATCGTAGATGGAGGTAACGATGATGCGCTGTCTCCTAATACTTCCGCAGTAGAGTACAACGCAGAAAGACTAGCTCTAACTTCATCAGGTTTTAAAATTACTACCACTAATGGAAACTTTAATCAGTCAGGTGAAAATTACATCTATGTAGCCATCCGCAGACCCAACAAGCCAGCATCAGAGTTTGCGGCTACTGATTTGTTTGATATTTATCAAGGTGACGGAACTGGGCCTCCCGGTGTTCAAACGCCCTTTCCAGTAGATTGGGGTTTTTACAAAAACGTAACGAATAGTAGTGCCGGCTGGGAGGTTGGTACACGGCTATTGCAAGGAAAAGAACTCGCTTTTAATAGCACCAACGCAGAATCCGATGACTCTAAATTTCAATTTGATTTTCAAGATGGGTGGCGAACAGGGTCAATAAGTAGCATTTTTTATGCTTGGAACTTCCGCCGTGCACCCGGCTTCTTTGATGTGGTGGCTTATGAGGGTACAGATTCTGCTAGAACAATAAATCACAATCTTGGCGTAGTGCCAGAAATGATGTGGGTCAAACGTAGAAATGGAGCATGGGATTGGTTTGTTTATCACAAAGATTTAGATGCAACAAATCCATCGCATAAATACTTAAAATTGAATGACACTGCGGCTGTAGCTGATTGGGATGGGGCGTGGAACGATACTGACCCTACAAGCTCTGTGTTTTCTGTAGGTGAAGGATCAAACCCTACAAACACATCAGCAGGAACCTACATAGCCTACCTATTCGCCTCAGTAGACGGCATATCAAAGGTTGGTAGCTACACAGGTAACGGATCAAGTCAGACCATTGATTGTGGTTTTAGTACAGGTGCGAGGTTTGTCCTTACCAAGCGTGTGAACACCACCGGCAACTGGAACGTCTGGGACAGTGAGCGAGGCATTGTTGCAGGAAATGACCCACGCTTAGAATTGAATACTTCAGGTGATGAAGACACAGGGCATGACTACATTGATCCTGACTCAAGTGGCTTTATCGTGAACTACGTTGCAGATGACGATGATGATTCAAACGTCAATGGTGACGAATACATCTTTTTAGCAATCGCATAGGATTATCAACTATGAGTGAATACAGAGTACGAGCAACGGGTGAGGTTAAATCTCAAGGCCAAATCCGGAACGATAACAAGAATATGTCCCTGCCTAGAGTATGGAACGCTAACGTGTGTGACGCACTGGGCGTTGACCCTGTTCTTGCGGCCCCCAAGCCAGACCCTAGCGGTGACTACAAGTCAGTGGTACGTGACGGCGTTGTACAGGACGCTAACGGCAACTGGGTGCAGGCGTGGACAGAGCGTGAAATGTTTACTGAGTACACTGACGAAGATGGTGTTACTCATTCTGTGGCAGATCAACAGGCGGCCTACGATGCAAGTGAATCTGCAAAGCTGGCTAAAAACGAAAGAGCCAAGCGTGACGAGCTGCTGAAAGAAACAGATCACTACGGGCTGTCTGATGTCACCATGTCAGCAGAGATGGCAACGTACCGTCAGGCGCTAAGGGATGTACCACAGCAAACAGACTTTCCCAGCACTATTAGCTGGCCTGAAAAGCCTTAAATGAATGGATCCTCTTTCTCTTTTAACTCTAGCATCCTCGTCGTTCAGAGGCGTACAGCTTTTAGTAAACAAAGGTGCTGAGATTGAACAGGTTGCTCAACAATTGGGCAAGTGGTTTAGCTACGCATCAGACATAAGACAAGCCGAAAGAGAAGCAGAAAACCCACCAATTTTTAAAAAACTGTTTGGTGGTGGGTCAGTAGAAGAAGAAGCTCTTAACGCTACTATAGCTCGTAAGAAGCTGCAGGAACAAGAGAAGCACATACGTGAGTTAATTGTCTGGGCATACGGTAAAGAGACTTACGTAGAAATGATGCAGTTACGTAAGGACATACGCTTACGAAGAGAAAAGGCAGTATACCAACAACGTAAGAAAAGACAAAAGCTGGCTGACGGAATTGCTATGGCTATAGGAGCATTCGTTGCATCCGGTATTATATACGGAACAGTTTTACTTATCAAAGGCGCATAACTATGGAAGATGACGGAATGAAAGAAGTGGTAGATACAATTTCTGTAGCAACTGGAGTTGGCGCTTTGGCTGGCTTGTTACCCGCAATAGCGGCTTTGTTTACAATCGTGTGGACAGGTATACGCATCTGGGAAACTGAAACTGTAAAGCGTATGAGAGGCTTGTAAGTTATGTGGACAGCCCTTGTTGGACCCATTGCAAACTTGGCTCAGAACTGGCTCGCTAACCGACACGAGAAGTCACAGGCCAAGCACGTAGCTCAAATGAAAGTCATTGAGAACACGGCTACGTGGGAACAGCACATGGCTGAAGCCAGTGGGAGGTCATGGAAAGACGAATGGTTCACCGTTGTTCTTTCCCTGCCCTTACTGGCGGTTTGCTACGGAGTAGCTATGGATGACCTAAGTATCATGCAGCGGGTAGGCATTGCGTTTACTGAACTAGACAAGCTACCTGAGTACTACCAGTACTTGCTGTTTGTTGCTGTCACAGCCAGCTTTGGCATACGTGGCGCCGACAAGCTGATGAAGATGAAGGGTAAGTAATGAGTTTATCACCTGCTGAATTAGCCGCAGTTTTAGCGGATCCCACAATAAAAATAGATAACCTTTACGGTGTAGGAGGATCCCCCGGTTTTGTTGGGACTGCTATGGGGGGTTTGTTTAGTGCAAGCGGTGGTCTAGGCCAAACTCAGGGTTTTGACCAAGACAATAGAGATTCTTTTAGTAATCTAGGAGGTTCTTTTCGCCCCGGTGGACAGGCTAGTGCAATATCCGCAGTTCTTGGGGCAACAGGACCGACTACATCAGCCGTAGGAAAAGCCACTATAGACCGCATGACAAACCAAGCAGATAGGGCAGCGTGTAATCAAGCAGGGGGTTTTACTACTTTAGGTGGAGAATGTTTAACTGGCGACGTAGCCCTTCAAAGAGTAGATGAAATCCTAAGTAACCCTAACGCTCCTAGTGTTTTGGTTGACAAGGCTAATAAATACGTAGAAAGAAACGACGATGACAGTGATGGAACCGTTAGCTCTGAAGAGGCTGCTGATATAGACCCAGACTACGGCGGGACTCCTGACGACGTAGAGCAGAAATACTTAGAAGAGTACTGCGAAGAAAACCCTGACGACTTTGACTGTCAAGGTATAGGTGACGACGAACCAGACCCTGACGGTACTACAGAAGTAACCTCCGACGATCTTTTAGGAGTTCTAGACGTTATTTTTGGTCCGGGTGGGATCTTAAATCCGGGTGGGATTTTTGGTGGTATAGGAGATGACACCACAGGTGGAACCGATGACACCACAGGTGGAACCGACGACACCACAGGTGGAACTGACGACACCACAGGTGGAACTGACGACACCACAGGTGGAACTGATGACACCACAGGTGGAACCGATGACACTACAGGTGGAACCGATGACACCACA